CGACGCCGTCGCAGTTACGCAGCACGGATTCGAGGACGAGACGGATGGAGACCGGCAGGCGCGAGACCTTGCCGAGGCCGGCCTGCTCGAGCGCGGGCACGGAGTAGATCTGCCCGGACTTGCCGCCGGCGGAGAAGGGGCGGAGGGCTTTGAAGGGGTCTTTGAGGGCCATGGTATGTTTGGGTATGAAAGGGTGGGTCCGGACGCGGGAGTCCGGGCGGATAGCCAAAAGCAAAGAAGGCGGTCGGGGCAATCTGATAACGAAATGCCCAAAAAACCAACAAATCCTAAAGTCCCAGCAAATCCTGATGTTCCGCCCGAAGCCTTGTCGGCCTATTCGGACCAATGCGGGCCTTGTCATGTCGAATCTCGTCCACGTGGCATCCACGGTGTTGACGGGCCGGAAGAGGAAAAGTTTTCCTCTGCGCCAAGTGGCGGAATCGAACCGCTCAAACGCTCAACCCTCCGTCTGAAATCGGTGCGCCGAAACAAGCTCATAGGATCCAAGTCCCTTCCCGGGGGAGTCCTGCTCTACCCGAGGACGGACCTGCCCGGGCGGTGGCAGGTCATGTGGCGTACCCCAGACGGCCGACGGTACAAATGTTTCCCGAACGCGGTCGAGGCCGGCGAGTTCGCCAATGAGATGTCCAGGCACCGCAAAATGCATGGCTTTGGGGCGGCCGCCGTAGGCTTCAGTACCGAGGAGGCCCGGCGGCTTGCCGATTTTCGCGCTGCCACCGATAACGCCCCCCTGGATGAGATCCTCAAGGTGTGGAAAGCCCATAAGGCCGTCATGGACGGCATCCGCCTTGGGGTCCTAATCGAGCGGTTCCTGAAGTTCCGCCGGACCGAGGGGGCGTCCCCGGATACCGTGGCCCGGTTCGAGGCCCATCTATATAAGATGGCGGACCATTTTGGCTATGACCGGATGGTCAATTCCATCACCTTGCCCGAGACCCGCGAGTGGGCCCATTCCCTGACGGCCGCCGGCATGAGCCCCGGCACGGTTATCAAGCATGTGGGCGCCGCCAGCGGGATGTTCCGTCGTGGGGTCATGGAAGAGTGGAACATGAAGAACCCCTTCGAGGGGATCGTCATGCCGAAGGTGCAGCTGAAGGAGGTCACGGTCATGCCGTTGGCCGACGCGATTAAGCTCTTCGAGGTCAACAAGGACGACCCGGTCGTGATACGCCTGGCGCTCGAGGCCTTCGCCGGCTTACGCTATAGCAGCGCCCAGCGTCTGTCCTTGGAGGATATCAATTTCGAGGAGAAGACCATCGTGATGGCGGGGGTGAATCATAAGAGCCGCCGCCGTCACCTCCTGGAAGGTATGCCCGACAATGTTTGGCCATGGCTGATTAAGTTCCGGTATGAGCCTAACGTCTGGGCGCTCAGCTCGAAGGCCTACCTATATAGGAAGATGCATGCCTTCCAGCGAGCCGAAGTGCCCAACCCTGGCAACATCCTGCGACACAGCTTCTGCTCTTACCACGTTGCGCTTCATCGCGACGCCGCGAAGACCGCCGTTCTAATGCAGCATACCAAGCCCGCTACGCTTTACCGGCATTATAAGGGCATGGCCCGACAGGCGGATGCGGAACGTTACTTCAAGATCCTGCCTTGAGGGCAGGGGACTAGGCCGGCTTCTTTTCCTTCGAGAGATAGCCCTGCTGCTCGAGTTCGATGCGGATCAGGCGCTGGATCATGTTGGACCGGTTCCGGTCCTGGCTGTCCGCCATCTTGTCCAAGGCGTCCAATATCTCCTTGGGGAGGCTGACCGAGACGTGCGTGGCGTCCTTGGCTCGGGCATGGCTGCGCTTTTTTTCCATAAGTGACCCTGTTTGACCCTAAATGCTACGATATATCAAGAACTTTGAATTAACATCATAAGTTGCTACGGCATAACACCCGTTCGTACCCCGCTTATGGACGAACATAACCGTATAGCTACGTCGCACCCGCGGCGCACCCGGCCAGCCCCTGGCCGGAACGCACCCCGCCGAGGCACCGGCGACAAGAGCACAAAGGTCCAGTTCAAGCTGAGCGATGCCGAGTACCAGGCGCTCATGGTCCATGCGGCTGCCTTGAGGATTCATCCCTGCCGCCTGGCACGGATGATCATTGGCAAGAGCGTGGTCAGGTCGATGCATAGCGGGGAGCAAGGAGGTGGCAAGTGAGCTCCCGCCAGCCGGCACCGCTTTCTCCCGTGGACATGCGGGACATCTACCTAACCAAGCATGCCCAGGACGTGATGCGCATCGAGGAGATGTTCGTCGGCCTGGTCGTCGAGCTCAGGCGCATGAGGTCGGATCTCGTCGGCCGGGTGAGGCTGCGCTCCGGCGATACCGACGCTATGGTCGAACTGCGGGATATCATGGCGTCGTGTCCGCACAGGCCTCCCGAGGTCCTGCCCGACGGGAGTCACAGCGTGTTCCAGGTGCTCCAGGAGGTTTTCAAGACTTTGCCCGAGAGTCCGGGTCTTCCGCGACGTGGTCGGCCCAAGGTCCTGCCTGGCACTCCGCAGACCGGTTACAGCCTGGAGTATTTCGCGTACCGCGCGGGCGTCAGCCTGACGACGGTCAAGCGGCTGCTCAGGCGCGGCGTCTTGCATCGCAACCTGGCCGGCCGGATTCCGCACGAATTCCTCGAGGCCTACACCGAGGGCCGGCCGCTGCCTGTCCGCTCACGCCGTGACCGCTGATTTTACGAACATGAAACCCGATCCGAAACGTAAGAAGAGCAAGGCCGTGCCGAGGCAGCTGATGAAACCGAGCGATCCGCTGCTCGTCGCAGACGTATCCCGTGGCCTGCAAAGGGCGCTTTGCCTGCTGCGAGAAGGGCAGGACGAGGCCTTCATGTACGAGATCGTCGTCACGATGGGCGCCTATGCCCATACCGAGCGGGCTCGGTCCAGGATCCGCAAGACTTTCAAGCGCGTGCACTCGGAGGGCGACGCCTGATGGCAGGACTTCCCGAGAAGCCGGTGAGCCTTCCGGATGGCGAGACCATCTGGCTCCGGACCCTGCCGCTCGTCCCCGAAGAATCCATGCGCAACCTGAAGCTTTGTCGTCTTTCCATCTACCTGCCTGAGCCATGTCTCAGGCGGGCGATGGGATTCGCCGCGCTTTCAGGCATATACACCAAGTCCGGCGCGATCACGCATGTGCTCCGTCACTGCATCGTAAGAAAGGAAGAACCTCATGCCCCTAGGACCGGAAGAGCGGCATAAGGCCAGGGAGATCATGCGGACGTGGCGCATCTCTTACAAGGAGGCCCTTTCGGTCATGAGCCAGGCCGCGGCCGTCAAGCGGGCGCAGCGTAATGTACGACGCGCGATCGCCAGCGAGAACTCCAAGCCCATTTCGGAGCGCCGGCTGACGCCGCCGCCCAGCAACCTTTGGTACAACCGCGACTGACGGCCCCGGAGGCCCAGGCGTCACCATGAAACCACCATCCCGCAACAGCATTACCACGAGCGTCCTTAGATGGGCCGTCGGAGGCGCAGGGCAGTCTTTCCCTTCGCCGCTCTCCGTGTGGTCGGCCCATCGACGGCCCGCCGGTGCAGACGAGGAAGGAGAGAGCAGTGGCTAGACGCAGGGGGCTTTCGATCAGGCCGGCGGAGTGGCTAAGCGACCAGAGGCTGGATCAGCTTCGGCCAGCCGAGCTCGGCGCGCTCATGCGCCTGGCAATCCTGGCCGTGGAGAATCACGACCGCGGACCCTTCGTCGCCGACGGGGGCAAGTCGGTGAGCTTCACCCAGCTGGCGAGGATGGTCCATGCGACCGACCCGACGGTCACCAGGGCGCTCTCGTCCCTTGTTCGACTAGGGCTGGTCTTGAAGGGCGAGGACGGAGCCTTCCGGGTCGCGTTCCTTGAGAGAGACAATTCCGGCGGCGGCGTTCTTGTACCTAGCAAGGTACAAAAAACTTCCCCCCTTTCCCCTATAACCCCTATCCCCCCAGAAAAAAAGAAGAGGGAGAAAGGGGGCAGGGGTGCGCCGGATGGCTGGGAGGATTTTCTGACGGAGAAACTGAAAGCAGGGAAGGGTATCCCGGAAGCATGGCGCTCCTGGGTCTCCCACGTCACCGGCTTCATGCGTCTGACCGAAGAAAAGCTCAGGCAGGACGTTCGCAGGATGGCCGAGATCCATGACCAGGTCGGCGACGATGGTCTGATCTCAGCGGTGTCCTGGGCTGTGTCCTGCGGCTACCGCACCATCACTCGGGAACCCCAGCAAAGACAGCGTATTTCTCCCAAAAATCCCCAACAATCCGCACCTGACGAAGGTGACGGATTCAGCGCAAGGCATCGGCCGAACGTCCTATGACAATCCCCTCCGTCCCTCGTTCACCGGAGTGCCGTTGCGGCCCAGATAACAATCCTTGCGGGCATTGTCGCTGGCTGGCCGAAGCCCGCGAGGAGCACCGGCAGAAGATCCGTAAGGCTATCGAGGCCGAGATACCGCCGCTCTTCCTTCCCCTCACCGTGCCTGAACGGCTGCCTGACCGTGAGGCCTGGGCCAAGGCTACGGCCTTATCCGCCAAGGCCGGCCGCTGGCTCTGGCTGAGCGGTCCTAGCGGCTCCGGCAAGACGCGCAGCGCCTTCGACGTCCTGAGAGGCTGGAGTGCCGAACTGCAGGTGCCTGGCGCCTACGTGACAGCCCACGAGCTCATGCTTCGCGCCGTCGAGTCGGCCTTCGCCTGCAAGGAGTACGCCTTCGTCTCCGAATGGTCCCGCGTTCCCGTCCTCTTCATCGACGACCTAGGGAATAACCGCCTGACGCCCTCCATGGAGTCGGCCCTCTTCGGCGTCCTGAACAACCGCTTCGCCCATAAGCGGCCTACCGTCTTTACCACGCAGTTCCTGTTCAAGGACCTCCGGAAGCGCTTCGACAACGAGAAGCTCGCCGAGGCCCTCGAGCGCCGGATCGCCGAACATGCCGACGTGGTGTTCTTCCGGCGTTCTCAATCATCCCCTGATGCGAAACAAAAATAAGAAAACCAAATTGGCTGGTCCTAATACACGGTCCAAGGGCAAGGAGCCTGGTCGGCCAGAGAATCCCTGGGTCATGGCTGCGTTCAACTTGGGTGCCTTTCCTCCGGTGGAGGTCGACCTGGAGGATCCGTCCGCTGTCGAATGCTTCCGAAGGAAGGTCGCAGCCGAGCAGTCCAAGGTGCTCAAGTTTTGGGTAGAGGGCCCATATTTGCCTATGGACGTTAGGAGCCAGTATTTGGCCGATAGGTTTAAGATGTTCAGATGTCCGGTGACGCGCGCTATCTACAAGCTGGAGATGATGCATGCCGTTGAGAGCGCCTTTGGGTTCGGGATCGCGGCCGGCATGCTCAGAAAGGCCTCATTGTTCCTCTGGAGGCTTCTAGGAAACAAGAACCTGGCCGCCTATTATTCCTTGGCCCTGGCCGAGTTCGGCACCGAAAGCGGCGACACGCGATTCGTCGCAGATATGTGCAAGGCAGGGCTGGCCAACGCCAGCGCGCAGCAGCAGGTCCATTGTCTGCCTGAGTTGCGGAGGTTGTATGCCCAGGTGCTCCTGGATGCACGGCAGCTCAGCAAGGCGCGTAAGCAGATCCTGTTGGCTGAGGATTCCGCTGCTGGACACCCTTACTATATGCCGGCGCTTTGGAACCGCATCTACGGCTGCAAGGCGGCCATCTTGGGGCGCCTCGGAGACGGGGAGGGGGCGGCGGAAACTAATGGTAGGGTGGGACTCAATCATCGCCTCTACTCTGACTCCGACAACTCTGACAGCGGGGCGGCTGGTTGGCTCCGTTGGTTCAGCACGAGGCCACCGATGGTACGTCCAGGCAGGCCTGTAAACTAGGCCGCGACGTCAGGCCAGAGGTAGGATCATCGAGACCGTCGTACCCCTCGGTTCGGAAGCTTGGGAAGGGGGCAGCACAAGTGCGCGATTTCTACGCCTTCCTAAGGTGTTTCTGCTTAACGGCGCCGTAGTCAGCTCAACGATCTTCTTATGACTTCTCGGCGTCCGGAATGCGTGCTTTGCGGTATGCCAGCCAAATTGCCGCGATCGTGAGCAGGTTGATGACCGACCAAGTATCCTTACCGAATGGAACCCTGACTATCGGATTATAAAGAGCCGCGAAGGCCCAGGCTGCGAGCGCGAGCTTATTAGCCCCGGCTATCTTTAGGCGCAAGGCCATCAGGATGGACGTGGCGCATACTGCTATCTTTAGGAGAATGTAATAACCGTATGGCATGCTACCAAGCGCCAATAGGAGCATGAGCACCGATGTTACCGATAGTACCTTAAGCTCGTCTCTCATCTGGTTTTACCTGGTTAATGAATCGATTTGTGCTGGCAACAATAACCAAGCTAGTTCTGCGATTTGATATAGTAAGTTCTATGCCATGAGGCACTAGTAACTATGTAATGAAGAATCTTCTCTTGGTTCGCCGTTGCCTTAGCTTGTGTTGCCAGGAAGCATCAACCCCTTAGCAAGAAATCATGAAAAGTCCGATTATCTCCAGTAACCCTAAGTTCGGCATGGTCGCCGTTCACGCCTGGGGTGCCGCACCCTATATTAAAAATGCCCTTCGGCTTCGGGCGGAAGTCTTGGTTTCTTGTTCTGCCGCCGATATTGCGCCGCGAACGTTGATGCATGGTCGTGTTCATCGGCCGGAGTCGCCATGGGCTGGGTTGTGGCCTCTGTCAATATTCGCCGCACATGATGTCGACTACCGAGAGTATGCTGATGACAAGATGACCCGTTGCACTGCTGGCGCGCTTTACTCAAAGTCGCAACTAGATGTTGCCGTAGCTAGGTTCCTTGAAGGACTCCCGGATGACGCGCGTGTCACGATCAACGTGATGGATTAAAGCCTTGATACGTTCTCATGATTAACCCTGTTTCCAAAGTATTCAGCCTTATTGCCGTTGCTGTTTGTGCGTTGCTTTTGGGGTGTTCTAAAAGTGATTTAGACATTCTGAAGGATAAGGCGGCAGCTGGTAATGCTGATGCTCAGTTGGAGCTTGGTTCAGTATATGCCAACGGAACCGGCACCAGCGTGAACTATGCCGAGGCTATGAAGTGGTTCACCTTGGCGGCTGATGCTGGAAAAGCAGTAGCAGCCCGGAATATCGGCATAATGTATTCCAGGGGGCAAGGGACGCATCAGGATCTGCAAGCCGCTGTCGTTTGGTATCGAAAGGCTGCTGATGCCTCTGACGCTAAGGCGCAATATCTGCTTGGTGACGCGTATGCCAACGGCACTGGTGTCTCCCGGGATGAGCAGCAGGCGTTAAAGTGGTTTAAAGCTTCTGCGAAGGCGGGGCATCCGGCTGCCCTGACACGCATAGGTGCCATGCACTTGGAAGGACAGGGTGTCCCAATAAACATCCAGGAAGCCGTCAACTTATTCAAGGATGCCGCGGAGCAGGGGGATCCTGTCGCGAACGCCATACTTGGTTCTATGTTCAAAAAAGGCACGGTTTTGGAAAAAAACCTCGAGGCTGCCGCTCATTATTTCAAGAGGGCGGCTGACGGAGGCAACCGGGCCGCTAAGGTCGAATTAGCTGTAATGATGCTTTCAGGCAAGGGTGTGCCCCAGGATCGTGCAACAGCGGAGCGCATGCTCACCGAGGCCGCCGACCAAGGGGTGCCTGAGGCTCAGTATCACATGGCCATGCTGAAGGCATTCGGCTCCTACGTGCCTAACTTCTATGCCGCGGCTGATCTGCTGAAATCATCAGCTGCTCAAGGGCATGCCGATTCACAGGCGTTCTTAGCTACGCTCTATCAAGAGGGGAAGGGTGTTGTCAAAGATGACCGTGAAGCCCTCAGGCTCTTTAACGCTGCTGCCGCTGGAGGTAGCGCATCTGCTCAGAACTCGCTAGGTGTAATCCATCGCGACGGGATAGAGGTGCCCCGAAGCTTCCAGGAGGCGGAGAAATGGTTCCGTAAATCTGCAGAGGGTGGGGACCTTTCTGGCCAGACGAATTACGGTTCGTTGCTTTATTCTGCAGGAAGGTATTCGGAGTCGTTTATCTGGTCCCAGAAGGCTGCCCTCCGAGGTGATGCTACCTCCCAATATAACATGGGAGCCATGTACAACAACGGACTAGGTGTCATGGTCGATCGAGTCCTGGCTTACGCATGGGTTAATCTTGCTGCCAGCGGTGAGGAGAAGCTCCCCCGGGCTCAACGGCTTCGGGACAGTATGGAGCGCACCTTGTCTTATCAGCAGATTGTCCGGGCTCAGGCTGAGACGGCCAAGTTGAAGGAATTGATAAAGTCGGAATAGTTTGCGCAGAAGTTATGCCAATATCACGGGGGGCTTGCGTCCCCTGTTTGGTTGGTGCAACTTATGTCCTGCTGGGGGGTTATCCCCTGACGCAGACAAGGACTCCGCTCTAGGTGACGATACTCACTAGGGCCGAATGGACAAAGCACGGTTCCCTCGGGGACCATCGCAGTGCGTTACCGCGAAACCAAACCAACCACATGAAATACAATATCAACATCTCCCCTGCCTGGATCGGCCAGCTCGGCCTAATCGACGATTGGGGTCCCGAGATCGACCTTAAGGACATTCCCGCCGACACGGCCCGCGCCGTGGCGGTAAAACTTAAGTCTGGGCGCGTGCACCTCATCAGCTGGAAGCACGTCAAGGACCTGCCGGCGGACGATCCTGCCGTCGCTGCCGTCCTGGTGGACATCCTCATCGACGAAAACCAACTCTTCAAACCCAACGCCGGCTGACCCGGCATCCCAACATGAAAACCAACATCCTATCTCTCTCCTTCCGCCAGGTGGCTGCGACCGACAAGTCGCCGGCCCACCTGGTCGGGGAGCTCCGCGTCGACGGCTCCCGCCTCGGCGAGGGGTATGTCCTGGACGTCCGCCGGCTGGCGGATGCCCTGACCCGGGAAGGGGAGCACTTCATCTTCACCTGCGGGTGCGGTGAGCCTGGCTGTGTCGGCATCCACGAGGGGGTCCGTTCTCGGATCTCCGGGGACGCCGTCACTCTGGACGGCACCTTGCCCAAGGGTGGGGCTTTCTCTGTGGTTCTGGTGGCTTCCCAGGCTCGTAAGGCAGTGGCCGAGGCCCTAGCGGCCGTCGAACCGGTGGCCTCGGCCATGGCCGGTGAGGAGGGTTATCCTATCGGGCCGGACGGCTTTAATTCTTCCCACATAAATGCAGCCTTGGTGGCGCTATCATAGTCGGCCGATTCGCGCCATGTGCATGAGCATGCTCGGCGTGTTGATTTTCGTGCGACATTTGGGATGCGATGTTTACGTGTTAAGTCGATGCTCTTGCCGTGTAGGTGCGACAGTTCGGGGTGTATTTTATGTATAAAAACACATAGGATATTATATCCGGAACGGTCTGTGTCTGATGTATTTGTATTGAATCATCATAAGGGTATATTATCACGGAGAAATGGAACCTACCCCGTCCACTCCCCCTGCTGCGCCTGACGTCATCAGCGTAAATAAGAAAACCTTTATCGGCATGGCTGTGGCCCTTGTGGTTGTCTTGGCCATCGGCTTCATCTGTCTTTTGACTTTCGCTGTATCGAAGCCGCCGCTTCCTGTCACCGTCAAGTGGCGCGAGGCAATTTTGGATCACACCAGCGTTATGATAATTCGTTTAAACAATGATCAGTCATCCACTTTGCGGGTTCTTGTAACTTACCGCGACAATTCCCTGAATCAAGTTAAGCGCGCCTATGTCGATGTTCATGCGGGACAGGTAAGCGTTGGTCACTTGGAGGGCTTTTCATTCCTTCCTGGTGATACGGTTGAGCTTTCAAACGCGCGTTTTTCTTCAATCACGACAGTTTGTCCGCCTCAGAAATAGCAGGTTTCTTGTTAGAGAGTCTGCAGTAGCATCTTGAACGTGGGGAGGCTTTAGCCACTCTTTCCAAGATGTTCGCTTTCGAAAGGGTGCCGGAGGATACGGTAAGTTTGCTCGCGCTAGACCGTAAGATTGCGGAGCAGGCTCATGCCTTTCTCGGAGAGGTCGAGCTGAAGGTCCAGTCGCCTGAAGTTATGCGCGAGAAGGTCATGCTTATCGCAGAGCGTACGAAGGCCCAGGAGATCCTGCATGCTCTCTTCCAGCAGCATATGTCGATGGTCCTTCGACGCTGCCAGTCTGACGTCATAGCAGATGAATGGCAGAAGGACGCACTGGGCGTGTTCAGCCGGGATGAACGCTTTTTCGACCGCGCGTCCCTTCTGGCTCATGCCTTGGCAGATCGGTCTTTTGAGTCCAAGAAGTTCGCCCAGTCGGAAGTCTGGGCCAATCGTTCAATCAAGGAGGCCGAAAGGGTAGGGAAGGACTTGCCTTGGTTGGCGGACGCCTGGCGCATATCCGCCCAGGCACTTTCGGATGATAATCTAGGGCCGGAGGTTGAATCGCGCCTGAGGAAGTCCATCGCCCTCTGGCATGAACAAAGATCCCCTGATCCGATAAGGGCCATGTTCGCCTTCATGGGTTTAGGGATATTTCTCTTGGAGGTCGGAAAACGTGCGGAGGCCGAAAAGGCCTTGGTCGACGCAGTGGTCTTCGCTAAGACTCTTCCCGGCGAGGCCAAGATGTTGGCTGCCGCACCCGAGAGGGTTTTGCTCAAGATTCGGACTCCTTAACCGGCAGGAAGACCGAACCTTTGACAACGTTTGGCTTGTCGGGAGTATGTTGAGCATGGACGACGCCAATTCTCCCGATGGATATAAAGCTGATAAGGATGCGGCGGATTCACGCGTTGCCGGGGCTGGAAAGCCTGACGGTCGGCCGTCAGTCCCGCCCAAGGAGATGTCGATGCAAGATGCCTTTGCCGTGGTGTTCAAGAAGATGAAGGCCGGGGTGAAGATGGACCTCCGTGAGCCCGGGGATAAGTAGGCCGACCCTGTTTGCCCCGCTGGAGGCCTAGGGTTTACTGGCCGTGGCTCGCGATCAGTTTCCTGAGATTACTAAAAGCAGCTTCTGCCTTGGCCGAAAGCCGCGCCATTTCTTTATCGTCCTTTTCTCCGGCATTCTTGGATTCACGGTGGAGGTCTATTTTGCCCAGCCAGATGATGCAGTCGGCTTCGGTTTCCACCATTTTGAGGTAAGCCTCAGGTGAGTTTAATAGCAGGGTCTTCCCGTGGAACTCGTCCATCCAGGTCTTCCACATGCCTGACCTTGTCGCGGGGTCTGCGTAGAGCGCGCCTAGCGTGAAGGTCAATTGGTCGGCTGAGTCGTTGTCCGCGTCTTGTTTCTCCGAATCCAAGGCGTTATTTGCATCGAAGGCTTCTTGCTCGTCCTGAAGGTTCTCGTCGTCGTGGAATATAGATCGAAATTGGCTCCTGTCCTGCACACTAGGATCTACTTTATTGGACGGGCTTGCTTCATCGGCCTGGCGGCCCCGCTGTTCATTCCTGAGCGAAGAGATAGTTTCATCCCCGACCCTCCGTACGATGTCCATGAAATCGTCGGGCTTCTTGTTTTCTCCTCCCTGGGCAGGCGTGGTCATATTTATGTTCTCAAAAGAGCGCTTTGACGAAGCCAACGGCCCAGCCGAGCAAGAAGAACAAGGGGATAGCCGCAATGGTGTTCCTGACCTTGTCCCAGCCTGTTCCGTCCACGTCGTCATTCAATCTGAACGATGATTCCCAGATGTGAAATGTGCCGTTGATAAAGGCGTAGAAGATCGCCGAATTTGCGATTGCTGACATTGGGGATGTTCTCAGGTGCGACCAGAACGCAGTCAGCACTTCCGGTGCCCCGCTAAGCGGCGAGAGTCCGGAGATGAAGTAGGTCTTTGCTGTTTCAAGGAACCCGTTTGCCATTTGCCCGGGTCCGATGACCACCGCCGCAAATGCGAGGGGTAGTATCAACTGGCCGAAGCCATTCGCGGCCCGCTCTGCGAAAGGTCTTTTGGGCGCATCGCCGTCGGCTGTTTCTTTTAGCTGTAGGTATGCGCTCATCGGCACGAGCCCGATGATTATCTCCGGGTCTTGCTTCCTTGCTGTTAGGCGGATGACGTTCCCGATCTGTATCTTTTGGACTGTACGACCGAATGTCGTAGCCATGAATGTCATCCATATTACTGACCCAATCGATACTAGGTGCAGGAATATGTATACCCAGAGGACTGCTTCCCAGTTCGAAATCTGGCTCATTTAATTAAAGGAAGAGGTTGGAGTAAGGGCTTGAGCCTACTTGCTGGCACGAAGTGCAGCCATAGCCTTAAGCAGGCAAACCGTACCAGCGGATAGCCCAAGTGCAGTTATTGCGGAGCCAACTACAAGTCCGCCTCCATCTCCATGTTGCCAGAGGTACCGGAAGAAGAACACGCAGTTTACAAGCAGGAAGGAGCCAGCAAATAGCCACATCGTGAACTTCATGCATAAGCATTTTAAAATGAATGCCTTATGTCAAGTTGCCGAATCGGCCTTTTTGGCGTCAACGCTGAACACCTCCCACGTTGTGGGAGGTCAGTCGCGATGACTTTCTCCAGCGGAGGGGTTGTCTCGTGCGCATGGAGCACGGGCCCACAGTCGAACCGACGCCGGAGGCGGGGCCTCAACTAAAACACGAGCCTGCATCGCATGGCTGCGCCCAACTCAGCCTCCCCACGCTAGGTGATGAGGAAGGCCCGTGCTCCTCCCTTCCTCTCGGTTTCTTCCGGTTGAACCCGCGCGAGCGGATCTTCGTCGAGGGCGTAATGAAACATGGCCGCTATCGACAGGCCGCCATTGATGCCGGTTACAGCACTCGCAATGCCGCCTGGATCGCGAGCGACTTGGTCCGCCGCCCTGATATCCAGTCCGTCTTCATGCAGCTCTGCCACCGGGCCGAGGAACGCGTCGCCGCCCGGGCCGGCGACTGCCTCGGCAAGTCAGAGTCCTACTCCTTCGACCTAGCCCTGGCCCGTGAGCGCCGCGCCGATGCGCAGCGCAAGGTCGACGAATCCTCCGACATGGTCGCCCGCGAGATCGCGGAGGCCGAGCTCACCGACGCCCGCAAGGAGGAGGACCGCCTGAGCCGGATCTGCTCCGACTGGACCAAGCTCGCCTTCCTCGCGATGGGCAAGGGCCTGCCTGAGTCCAAGGTAACCAACCATACCACCATTGTCACCGGGGGCCGCGTCATCGAGCCGGCGCTCCTGGAGGCCATCACCCAGGCCCGCCTCGACGGCGTCCTTGAATCCAGGGAGGCCGTGCCCGCATGAGCTCCGTCCTGACCGCCAAGGAGCGCGATCTCATCTCTTCGCCCTACGGGTTTGCCAAGTACCTCCTGGGCATCCCCGTCTACGACGGCCGCCGCAAGGGTGCGCCTTCTCAGGGTAGGGAGGTTCGTTGTGACGGCAAGGTGCTCTACACCGTCGACGAGAACCCTTCCTGGCAGCGCGAGGTGTTCGACGCCATGAAGGATTCTGGCGCACGCGTCTCGCTCCGGACCGCCAACGGCTCCGGCAAGACCTCCACGATCATCACCGGCCTGATACTCTGGCACCTGGCGACCTTCCCGAACTCCACCGTCATCAGCACCGCCGGCGTCGACCGCCAGGTCCGCGCGCAGCTCTTCCCGAACCTTCGCCGGCACGCCCACAAGCTCAAGGGCTGGAACTTCAACGAGTCCTCCCTCGAGGTCACGGCCCCCAACGGCGCCCGTTGGATCGGCTTCACGACCGACAAGCCTGAGCGTGCCGAAGGCTGGCACGGCCGCGACGCCATCGCCAAGGACGGCGGTCCCGGCCCGCTCATGATCATCGTGGACGAAGCCAAGTCCGTCCCGACCGGCATCTTCGAGGCCTTCGACCGTTGCACCTACCAGCGCATTCTTTACACCTCTTCCCCGGGTGCGGCCACAGGTGAGTTCTGGAAGAGCCAGACCCAGGCGTCCTCACCCTTCAAGCGGTTCGTCATCCCGGCTAGCCAGTGCCCGCACGCCGACCATGAGAAGAACACGGTCGTCGTCGGCGCCCGCGGCGAGAAGAACCCGATGGTCCGCTCGGCAGTCTTCGCCGAGTTCACGGACGAGGACGCGAGCTTCGTCCTGTCCCTTTCCGACCTGGAGCGCTGCCTTCAGAACCCGCCCGCCTTCGACCCGGCCGGCGGCCGTCGGGCGTTCTGCGACTTTGCGGCCGGCGGGGACGAGAACGTCCTCGCCCTGCGCGAGGGCAACCGCGTCCGCATCGTCGACGCATTCCAGGACCGCGACACGATGGCCGCGGTCGGCCGTTTCATCTCTCGCTTCCGCGAGCTCAACCTCGCCCCGCACGAGATCTACGCCGACGCGGACGGCCTAGGTGCGCCCATGCTGGACCGCCTCCAGGAACAGGGCTGGAAGATCAACCGTTGCCGGAACGGTTCCGCCCCTGACGACGCCGAGGTCTACCGCAACTGGGGTTCCGAGACCTGGCACGACGGCGCGGAAGAGATCCGCCGCTGCCGAGTGATCCTGGATATCGACGAGGACACGAAGATGCAGCTCTGCGACCGCCGTATGGACCGCAAGTCCGACGGCCGCCTGGGCCTCGAGTCCAAGGACGACATGCGCCGCCGCGGCGCCGGTTCCCCTGACCGCGCCGACGCCCTCCTGGGCTGCATGCGCGGTAGCCCCGCCCACGCCCCCGTGGACTTCATGGCCTCTGGCATGGCCCTCTCCCTGGACGAGCGCATGCGCCAGGAACTCGCCGATGAGGCCACCTCTTCCGGCGTCCATGACGGCTCCTATGCCGGCTGACCCTTTTGCCCTGATGAAAAACAAACTCCCCATCCTGATGCTCGTCTGCCTGTTCGTCGCCGCCAACGCGGCCGGCGCCGACGTGCCCCCTACGACCCCCTCGGAATCTGCCGAGCTCCAGAAGGCCCTCACCGGCCTGTTGTCCGACGCCCTGAACGGGAAGGGCGGGTGGATCACGACGCTCCTGATCCTGATCGGCGGCCTGCGCCTGCTGCTCAAGCCGGTGATGAACGTCGTGGGCGGCGTCGTCTGCGAGACGAAGATCAACGGCTACCGCACGACCTGGTGGTTCCGGTTCCTCGAGTACACCCTCGACCTGACCGCCTCGGTCAAGATCGCGCGTCCCGCCCAGGCGGCCCCGTGCGCGACCTGCTCCAAGGATGAGTGCGCCTGCGCCAAGGAGGGCGACCCCCTCAAGTGATCGGCCTGCTCTCAGACCTGGCCCGCGCGTTTTGCGACCTCTGCGAGGTGCGGCGCATCCGGGCGAGGTGGGAGCTTCTCCGAGACATCCGAGCCCAAGCCGATGCTACCGAGGACGAGATACTCCGCCTGCGTTCTGGCGACGCTGCTGACCAGCTTCGCGCTGACCGGCTGCGTCTGCGGCTCGAAGCGGACCTCGGGCTCGTTGCAGGGCTCGCCCCGGATCCTGCGCCTTCAGGCGGGGGCCCCGGTGCAGACCAAGGACGGCCTCTATCAACCGCAGGCGGACGAGACCTGGCACAGCCAGTCGGAGTATCTCCGACTGGAGCAGGAAGTCCTGATGCTCAGCCGCGCCGGCCAGGCGCGTGACCAGAACCGATGAGCAACAAACTGCATGACAAGGTCCGGGCCGCCCTGGCTGCGCGCTCCCAGTGGGAGATGCGACAGTCCCGCTGGCAGGAGATGCGTCACGACGGGGAGCGCCGGCAGGTGCGTCCCTGGAAGGGCGCGGCCGACATGCACTTCCCCTTGGCCGACATGCTCATCGAGAAGATGAAGCCGGCCTACATCCAGCAGGTCTTCGCGGCCGATACCATCGCCTCCTTCACCGGCCTCGACGCCGACGCCGCCCGCTGGCAGATCGCCGCCGGCCAGTGGTTCGACCATATCCTCAAGCAACGGAGCAACTTCGAGGAGTTCGTCGTGCGGGCCGTCGACACGATGCTCGTCTCGGGCCGTGCTCCCGTGAAGGTCCGCTGGAACGCCCATCGTGAACGCCTGGAGTTCACGGTCATCCCTCCGCTGCGCCTCATCGTCCCGCCGTGGACCCGCAACCTCGCCGAGGCCGACTGGATCTGCCAGGTGCATACGATTTCGGCCGACGAGTACGCACGCTCTGGACTCTACGACCAGGACCCCGACCTCATCCGCTCCATCACCGGACGCGGCAGCGAGGCCGGCATGGTCGCCGAAACCAACCGCCGCCTCCGCGAGGGCGTCACGCACTCCGACCAGGAGATGATCGTCGTCTGGGAGATCTGGCACCGCGACAGGGAAGGGCGCTGGGTCGTCTCGACCGCCAGCCCGCTCGCTCCCGACAAGCCTCTCCGGCCCGACTTCGTCTGCCCGTACCATTACGGCCCCTTCGCGGAAGGCGCCTGCCCGTTCGGCTCGTTCACCTATGAGCTGAAGGAGGACGGCTGGCATTCCCCTCGGGGTATCCCGGAGCGCGTCGCCCCGTTCGAGGCTTCCCTGAACAAGCTCTGGAATACCCAGATGGATTGGCTGACGCTGACCTGCCAGCCGCTCTTCTACACGCCTTCCGGCGGCCTCGAGAACAACGCCTCGGTCACCTTCCGCCCCGGTCAGATCCTGCCCTACGAGGTCAAGTCAGTGGACTTCCCGCCGTCCCCGCAGGACATCCCCATGCAGATGCAGGCGGCCCGTGCGGTCGCCGAGCAACTCGTCACCGTGCCGGACTTCGGCATGGGCCAGGCCTCGGGCATGGCCGGCCACAAGGGAGCCAAGACCGCCACCGAGGCCTCCATCATCTCGCAGGTGATGGGCAACAACACCGAGCTGCGCTCCCGCATCTTCCGCCGCGAGCTCGGCGAACTCCTCCGCATGGCCTGGGCGATCTGCGCCCAGCACATGACCGGCGACCTGAAGTTCTATTTCGACAGCCAGGTCGGCCAGCTCGACGAGGCCGCGCTCAAGGCCTCCTACGCCATCGAGCCGAACGGCTCCGGCGATACCTCCAATCGCCCGCTTCAGATCCAGAAGGCCTATTCCCGCCTGCAGGCCTTCTCCGGCAGCCCCTACGTCGACCAGGCTGAACTTACCAAGTCCGCCCTTGAGGTCGACGACCCGCGGATCGTCCGCCGACTCTTCCGCGAGCCCGAGCAGAAGGCAGCCTCCCAGATGGAGGACCAAGCCCAAGAGATTTCGATCATGACCATGGGCTTCCCCGCCCAGGTCCAGCAGACCGACGACCACTCCGCCCACCTGCAGAGCCTCATCGGCTATATCCAGCGCCGGATCGGCACCGGCGAGCGCATCGCCCCGGAGCAGGGCATCCTCTTCGCGCAGCACGCCATGCAGCACTTCGAGGCCCTGAAGAAGTCCGACCCCGCTGGCGCCAAGCAGCTCGCGGCGGTGATGCAGGAGATCGCCCAGATGGGTGCCGCGGCCGTGCAGGCCGTCCAGATGCAGGCCCAGCAAGCCCAGCAGGCCCAAGCCCAGGCGTCACAGTCACAGGTGTCACAGGCACCCCAACCCGTTTCCGCATGAAACAGTTCCTACTCAAGCGTCTCCTCACCTCCGAGGAGCTCGACCTCCTGGCCTCCCTCCGCGTCAACGGACGCGAGGACGAGGTCCAGCTCAACGAGGACGACTTCGCCGCCCTGGCTCACTTCCTGGGCACGACGAGCGGCAAGCGCATCGACGCCGCCATGCGCACGCTCGTCGCCGGCAAGGCCTCCACCGCCGTGTGGGGCACTCCCGGCGACGAGATCCGCGCCAACGCCGCCGCGCGCGGCTTCGCCAGCTGCTGGGGGACCGTCCGCGGCCTCGCCCAGCGCGCCGCCGCCAAGTCGGATGAAACTTCCGGGGAGGACGGCCAGGCCTGACGTCCCTTTCCCGAACTAGAACCCAGGCCAACAGCAAGACACACCCATGGACCAGAATCAGGAACAGAACAGCCCCGTGACCGAGACGGTCGTCGACGACGTGTCGGCGATCATGCAGCTCGCGGAGAAGGCGGACACCGGCGTCACCGCCGAGACCGTCGACCAGCCCCAGCCCGAAGCGACCCAGCCCAAGGAGGAAGCAGCGAAAACCCCGGCGCCCGCTGCCGCCGTATCCCCCCAGGCCGAGGAGACCAAGCAGGACGACCAGGAGCCGCGCGAGCGGACCCCGTACCAGCAGGCGCTCGACAAGAAGCAGAAGGACGAGGTCCGGCTGGACCGTTCCTGGAAGCGGCTCCATGAGGAGAAGGAAGAGATCCGGCGCCAGCGGGAGCAGCTCACCCGCCAGTCCGAATCTCCCGGTAACGTGAAGGACCCCGGCAAGACCTACGAGGACCTCGCCCGCGACTACAGGAACAAGGGAGACCACAAGATGGCCGAACTTGCCCAGGAGAAGGCGGAGGAGGCCCGCGACAAGGTACGTCAGGCCGATAGCGTCCCGGAACCCGACGCGCATTGGGACAAGCCCGCCTTCCAGCGGGATTGGGCCGGCGTGCGCGACACCCTCATCAGGCAGGACCCGAGCTTGGCCGACCCGGCGAATCCGGTGGTCAAGATCGCGAACGACCTGGTGAACGACAAGGAGATGGGTCCGATCGCAAGGAGCCATCCCAATGGACTCAAGGCAGCGGTAGGCATCGCCCGGCTCATGATCGAGGCGAACGCTCACCGGCTCCAGGTCCAGAAACTGCGCGAGGAGGTCAAACGCCTCAGCTCCCTGACCTCGGTCGAGGGCGGCAACGGCTGGAACGCCTCCTCGCGCAAATCCCCCGACGACATGAGCGATGTCGAACGGGAAGCCCACCTCCGCAGGGCCATGCTCAACGCGGACGGAGCCTGACGCGCCGGGCGCGCCCAATCTCCGCAATCCCTCAGCCCATCCCCCCCCCCCCTCCCTCATCCCTTAAGACGTCATGTCTCTCGATACTTCCCTCATCCAGACGCAGCTCCGCCCTCACTTCGAGAAGAAGCTGCTCACCACCGCCCAGCACACCCTGGTCTTCGACCAGTTCGCGCGCGACGGCGACCTGCCGCGTAACATCGGCAGCCGCACCGTCCGCTTCTTCCGCCGCGAAGAGGCCGACCTCTCCCGCCCGGGCGCCCCGATCGCCCTCACCGAAGGCGTCGCGCCGACCGTCTCCCGCGACGTCACCTACCAGTCCGTCGAGGTCTCGCTCTCGCAGCGCGGCCAGGTGGCCAAGGTCACCGACGTCGTCAACCACGTCAGTCTCCTGAACTATATGAACTCCACCATCTTCCTGATGGGCCAGGAGTGCGCGCTCGATGCCGACAGCATCATCCGCGACCAGCTCACGGCCGGCCTGAACAAGCGCTACGCCGGCGGCTTCACGTCGTTCTCGGCCCTCAAGGCCGGCACCGCCGCGTCGGCCCGCATCACCCCGCAGGACGTCCTGGACGCCGCGACCCAGCTCCGCGTCAACAAGGCCGTCCCGATCCAGGGCAAGGCCTTCGTGCTCGTGGTGCCGCCGCAGGTCGAACGCGATATCCGCAACAACCCGGAGTGGCAGAACATGGTCCGCTACCAGTACGCCGATAAGCTCTTCAACAACGAGATCGGCGACCTGCACGGCGTGCGCCTGGTGTCCCACACGAATCCGTTCGTCGAAGGCGCCACCGAAGGCACCTACACGACGAACCACTCGGACGCCGACGCGGTGTTCTCGTCCTACTGCCTGGCCTCCGAGGCTTACGGCGTGACCAAGATGGCCAGCCTGGGCGGTTCTCCGTTCAAGCCGTCCATCATCATCAACGACAAGCCGGACAGCCTTAACCCGCTGGCGCAGTACATGACCGTCGGCTGGAAGTCGTACTGGGGCAGCACCGTGCTGAATCCGAAGTTCGGCATCACGCTCAAGTCCAAGACGGAGTTCCGCGCCTCCTGATCCAATCCCCGGGGCCGTCCATCTGGGCGGTCCTGGGGACCCCTTTTACAAATCATTCACAAATCCAATATGCCCCAATCCCCTGAATCCAAGGCCGCTGACGGCCTCGCCCTCCTGATCGGCATGGCTCCCTCCGGTGCCTCCGCCAAGAAGCCTGCCTCGGGTAATCGCTGCATCGTCAACGTCCCCGCCAAGGCCCTCGAGGTCGACGGCCAGCTGCCCTCCGAGGGTGAGACCGTGGACTTGCAGGTCGTCGCCACCGTGCGCTCCGTCGGCAAGTCCGGTGTCACGCTCGAGCTCGCGACCGCCAACGGCCAGCCGATGACCGAATCCGCCGAAGCGGAGTCCGCCGAAGGCGAAGCCATCGCCCGAGACGACGCCGAGATGATGCGCGCCGCCGAGCAGGCCGACATGGGAGGGCTGGCCTGATGGGCCAGGCCTTCACCGTAAGCACCGCCCCCGTGTCCCTTGCGGCCGAGGGCCGGCGTACCGCCTTGATTGTCACCAACAGGGGCACGCAGGCCGCCGTATTCAAGGTCGGCGATTCCGGTCCCACGCTCGCCTGGTCTAACGGTGTCGCGCTGTTGCAACCCGGCGGGACGCTATCGATCGACACGCCTCGGGCTGCGAGGATGCCGCTGCAGGCGGTCGTCCAGAACGGCACCACTTTGCTCACCGTCCAGGAGGTCCACTGAAGTGATCGGAGTCCTCAATCCCGCCACCCCGACGGTCGACATCGTCGTCCCTCCGCCGCGGCGTATCGACCTCATCGCCGGAGCTGGCACGCCGGAGGACCAAGGATGGTCCGTCTCTCGGCCGGCTGGCACTGCCGTCGACCCCGCTTACCTCGACTATGACGGCGCCGTATCCATCCGGATGGCCGATGCCAGCAACCTTGCGCAGCCTTCCATCGCTCGTCTCGTCGATACGGAGATGCTCGACGACCTCTGGAACTTCGGGGGCCGTCTCTATTACAGGTTCTCGGGCAATTCCAACGAGCTCGCCGAATGCTGCGTCGTGGGCTTCGGCATCCCGGTCTCGGAAGGTCGCGGTTGGTCCAGCCCCGCCGTCGCCGGCGGGCACATGGGTTTCTACGTCGTGATCCGCAAGTACAGCGGAGGATTCAGTTTCCAGGCTGTGGGTCAGACCAATATCTACACTCTCAACGTCTCCTCGACCCAGTCCGTCGACCTGGAGATTCGTCTCAACCCTAAGCTCTCACGCATCGACTGGTGGGTCAGCGGAACTTCCCAGACTTCCAGTTCCACCTGGCAGGCCATCGATGAGTTCTTCACCGGCGTCGTCGGAGTCTACACGAAGCCGATCGGTTCCGTCACGGCGCCCGTAAATATCCGTCGTCTCATGCTGGCGGCCTACCGCGAGGATGGGACCGTGACCGTGCCGGCAGGGCAGGTCGCCACCCGGGTCGTGTTTCCTGATGAGCCGCGGGCATGGACCATCAAGGTTCCTGACGGTGGCTTCCTTCAGAACGCCACCATCGACGTCAACTCGCGTGGCTGCAACTCCGTCACCTTCGCCCCCGCCGGGACCAAGGCTCTTTTCAACGGCCGCTCCACGGCGGTACATGCCCGGCCCTCGAACGTTTCCCTGCGAGTCACCGCCACCCAGTCCGGCGGCGACGGCGGAAACTGGTGGGTGACCGGCTGACGACTCATGCCCACCTACGAATACGAATCCAGCGAACCTCGGCTGCGCGTGATCTGCATGCGTCCGGTCGAGGACCGCGACAAGCCGATCCTTCTCACGCGGGTCCAGGTGCCCACCGGCATCTCGCTCGCCAATACCGACACGGGCCGCTCCAAGGCCCCCTCGCTCGAGAAGGACATCCGCGCCGGCTACGCCAAGCTCGAGGACAAGGAAGGGTCCCGGTATCGGGACTCCGGCGACCTCTTCTCCAAGGACGAAGTCCGCAAGGCCTGGGAAGCCGAGGGCTGAGCGATGCCCGTAACCGTAACAGTCCAGCGGCCAAACCTCCGGGACGGCGACGTGATCGATGCCGCGCAGCTGGCTTCCCTCACGGCAATCAACGTCTCCGTGGACGGTGCCGTCGCCCAGGACGAGTTCGCCGCCTATAAGACCCAGGCCGCGGCCAACGTAACCTCTTCGATCGCCGCCTTGGTCATGGTTCCCGTCGGAGCCATCGTCCCTTATGCCGGCATCGCCGTACCCACGAACTGGTGGTCATGCGAAGGACAAGAGGTCAGCCGGATAAGTTACCCGCAGATCTTCGCGGTCGTCGGTACGCGCTGGGGGGCAGGGGACGGGTCCACCACCTTCAACCTTCCCGACCTGCGGGGGCGCACCTTGGTGGGCATGGACACTTCCAGCGCCCGAGTCACCGGAGCCACCAACGTCGGCATCACGGGCGGGGCTCAGACCGTCGCGCTTACGCCGGCGCAGATGCCCGCCCATACCCATGCTGTCGACCCTGCCGTTGCCACCACGAGCTCCGCTGGGGATCACCGGCACATGGTCTCCGATAAGGTGGTCTTACAGAAAGCCCAGACCGGTTACCCTGACGAAGATATCTATGGCAACGGGTATCACCAGACCCCTGCCTATGCCTTCCCGGCCGACGATCCGGACCGTTTTACGACGACCGCCCCGGCTCATACCCACACGGTTGACATCCCTTCCACCACCACCACCTCGGTCGGTTCCGGGCAAGCGCATGAGAACATGCCGCCTTACGGGGTCATCCGCTGGATCATCCGCATCCGCTGAAGATGGACGCCGGCCAGATAGTCGACCACGCCTGCCGTCTCTCCGGGATGGAGGACGCCCCGACCCGCGAAATCGCCTGGGAGTTCCTTCGTAACCGGTGGTCGCTTGTCTGGAACGCCTATCTCTGGAAGACCGGGATGCGCGCGGCCGCCTTTGGTCCGGATTCTCCCCGCGACAGGCTCACCATGCCGGCCGAGCCCGAGATGGTCTGCGAGGTTCGTGTCGGCGAGACGCCATACTTTCCGGAATCCGACGCAGATCCCTCGGGGTTATGGTTTCGGCAGGAGGGGCTCGACATATTGCTATTCCCTCCGATCCCCACGGGGGTGGCCGCGTTTGTGCGATGGAAGCCCCCGGCCGCCGAACTCGAAGAGACTACGCTTGTGCCACTGCCGGGAGGGGCCGAGTGCCTCCTGGCCTTCGTCACCGCCGATTTATACGAGTACATGCGGCAGCTGGCTAAGTCGCAGGCCAAGCTCCAGGAGGCTGCCGCGCTGCTCGAACGCATGAAGTCCGTCGAGACCGGCCAGCGTAGCCGTTCGGCGATGCTCATCCCTCACGAATCCGTCCGCTGGGAGGAACCACATGCCTGATTTCTTCGTCGAGTCTTTGGACGACCCCTTGCTCGACGCGGGCGCCAGGGCTTTCACGGCCGTGAATTCGGCCGTCAATCCCGCCGTCATCGACTCAACCACGTTGCGCTCAGCCGGCAACATGGTGCTTGAGGGGGACGGCGCGTGTCGAAGGCGCCCCGGTTTCGTGCAGGTCATTCCTCCGGGTCTTCCGGTCGCCACCACGGCCCACTGGTACGATACGCCCGAATTGGAGGCGCTCATCCTTTGTCGTGATGGCGCTCTTTATTCCTACCCGAGTGACAGGGCAGGCTATGCCGAGAGTGCGGTTGGCCTGGCGGACGCGGCCTGCGGCCGTGCGCCGATGGCCCAGCTCGTCAACACCCTGTTCGCGGCACGCGTCGCCGGTGGCGTGGCTTGGGCCCGGTTTGGCGGCGGATCTTGGACCACGGGTAAGGTGATTTCTGACGCCGACGACGGCGTGCTGCCTCGTTTTTCATTCCTTTCCGCCCACGCCTTCCGGCTCTTCGCCGCAGAACAAGGTACGGATACCTTGTGGGTCTCCGATATTCTTTCCGCCGACGTCTCCGCAGCCTGGAGCTCGCTGCGTACCGTGCGCATCGGCACGGGTGAGGGCGATCCGATCACCGCCATTCTTCCGTTCCAGGAGCAGGGTTTGCTCGTCCTTAAGGAGCACTCCGCCTGGATCCTCGATGTCTCCGGCCCTGATCCCGCGCTCTGGGCCGTTCGTAAGCTGACAGGCCTCGCCGGTTGTATCGCCGGCCGCACCGCCGTCCAGCTGGGCCAGGACGTGCTATTCCTCTCGCGGCTTGGCATGATGAGCCTGTCGGCTCTTTCGCGCAGTGACTCGGTAAGCACCGCCTCGAGCGTGTCCGCGCCGGTCCGCGCTGACATCGACCGCATCAACTGGTCCCAGGCATCCACTTCATTCGCGGCCGTATGGAGGCAGCATTATCTGTTGGCTGCCCAGCGTGACGACGAGACCTCGCCGACGACTTTCCTAGCCTATAACACGGAGACCAAGACCTGGTCAGGCCTCTGGTCGGTGCCAGGTTCCTCCGCCTCCTGCTACTGTGTGACAAGGCTTGGCGGCAGGCAGGAATCCATGGTCATGACCTCCGACGGCGGGGTCTGGCGCCTTGACCCTCGATCTGCCACCGACGACCAGGGCGATGGCTGGGTCCGTTGCGAGGCCGAGACCAAATCCTTCGACTGGGACGCGGGCCATGTCGGCAAACGCCTCATGCGAATGGAACTAACCCTCGAGTGTCGTTCCGATGCGGAAGTATCAGTGCGGCTTCGTCCTGACCAGTCGGACCCGGTGCCCGTCGAAGACATGCTCCTGTTCAGGTCCCGTTGCCGGCTCCCGCTCACTCTGCCGCTACGTCTCGACCGCACCGAAAGCATCAGACGCTCCTGGAATCTTCGCCCTTTGCTCGGCGGGCCTGTTCGTGAGGCCTCGGTCATCGTCTCGGCTCGTAGCCGCGGAAGCTTCGCCTTGGGAGGGGTCACGCTCAGCGCGTGCGCCGAGGGAGTCCGATGATCGCCATAGCCTCACCTAAGCTCGCCGAATACCGGGCCGTGCTCCTCGAGCACCTTCCGCACCTTCGCAACCTTTCCACCGAGGAGTTGGACATGCAAATCCGCTGGCACATCAGCCTCGGGTGTTTCTCCTCCGTCCGCCACGAGGGCAAGATCATCGCCGTCGGGCTCTATCGCCGCGTGCGCTCCGTCGAGGAAGCGGAGAAAGACCGCTGGGCCCATCGCCGCGACGGCAAGGTGGTCTGGATCGACCAGCTGGCCGCCCCTGGCTGCGTCCTCGGGCACATGCTCTGGCACTTCCTTTCGAGGGAAGCCCTCGAGGACCCCTTCACCCATTTCGCCGGCCACCGGATGACCCGCAACCAGCGGATCACCTGCCTGCCGGCCTCAACCGTCGAAAGAATCCTCCTACCTCGCTGAACCCATGGGAAGCAGTTCCGATCCACCTCCTCCGCCTGACATCAAGGAAGAGAGCCAGAAATCCGTCGAAGCCGACCTCGGCACGCTGGCCTTGCGCCGCGCCGCCGAACTCGGGGCCTCCAAGGGCCTGGGCTATTACGCCGGCGGGAAATACTATAAAGACAGGTCAGGGCTGGACGCCGACCTCGTGGCTACGAGGGCTGCGCTTGCTAAATCGGGAGGCAGGGACGCCACTCTGGCCGCCAAGGTCAGGGAGCTCGAGAACCCCCAGGACTTCAGTGGCCTCGCCGACTCCGAGTTCGCGAAGAATGCGCTGGGCATCCTACTGGACAGCAACGATTCCATCTCCCGTCGGCAGCTCGCCCTGCGCAGGGAGCTGGGCGTCGAGAACGTCAAGCAGTCGGTCGAAGAGCTGAAGGCGGCGGACCCCGAGTCTTGGGCCCTGCGCCAGCGTCTCCTCGGCGAGGTCGCCGATGATCGGACGAGCCCGGAGCTCCA